AATAGATGCCCCCAAGGGGGAAACTGTATCTATTCTAAAAATAATTGTTAACATCCTTGTATTTGTAAAATATTTTTTTATAACTTTGCAGCATTAACCAAATTATAGAAAAATGGCAAAAGAATTAACCTTCAAGCCGTTTGGAGCCTGGGTAATAGTACCTAGACCAGACGCAAAAAAGACAGAATCCGGAATCATCCTTGATGACGTAACTGCAAAAGCATTACAAACAAACATAGTAGAAGTATTGGCGGTAGGACCGCAGGTTACGCAAACTGAGGTAGGAGATACTATTATGGTAGACCCTAATACAGAGGCTATGCTTATTCATATAGAAGATAGGCCTTACTTGTTTGTAAATGAGTTTCAGATCTTAGGTAAATTCTAATGGATATTCCAGGTACTGTAACTATAGATTTAAAAGACTACTTAGATTTGGTAGAATACAATCAAAACGTTAGTGCGCTTAAAGACAATACGTCTAGAGCAGCTAAGGAGATGTCTGTATTTCTATCTTTTCTGTGTACCAGATCTGATATAACTCAGTATATAGAAGAATTTAATAGGCAGTCTACTAAATGTAAAATTATTATAGATAATGGTAGAGCTACAATAGAATTTAAAGATGATACGAACAAAGTTTCAGACGGAAAGCTTTGATGAGCTTTTTGACTTGTATGATGAATTTGAAAATAAATTAACTGTGTGGTCAGAAAAAAATATTAACACTACCTGGGATATAAAAGTTTTAATAGGAGAATATGAATATATACTAGTAGTAACAGTAGAAGAAAGTGGAGACAAAAAAACCAAATAAGAAAAGGATATATATAGACGGAGGATCAATGAAGGTTGATTATCGTGTTTATAATTTATTAAAAGAACAAACTCTTAAGATCCAGCAGTATGAAGCAATACTTGCTGCTTATCTAAAAGAGAAAGAAGAAAAAAACCAAGATGGAAAAGAAGATAACGATTAACGTAAATTCTACGTATAAATTTTTACAAGTTTGGAATGGTATTTTTAATTTAACTAGTATGGAGTTAAAAGTTCTAGCAGCGCTTGTAGATTCTGCAGATACTTTAGATGAAGCTAGTATATGTTCTGTAAAATGTAAAAAATCTGCTGCTACTATGGTAGGTCAAAAAGATTTTAATACATTAAACAACTATGTAAAAAAGATAAAAGATAAAAAAGCTATTAGGAAAGATGGTAAAAACTATATACTTAATCAACTTTTAGATTTAAAAACAAAAAGTATAAAAATAAATATTAATTGGCATGAGTAAAGATAAGACCCCAGGCATCTGGGAGATGACTAAAAGCTTTAGCAAAGATTTAGCAAGATGGGTAAAAGAAGGAGCTCCCAATGTATCACAAGAAGATTATACAGAACGATTATCTGATTGTAATTCATGTGAGCATTTAATTAGGGATAAAATGAGGTGCGGTAAGTGTGGATGTTTAGTTGAACATAAAGCTAAATGGAAAACAACTAAATGCCCTATAGATGTATGGAAACCCCAAATAATAAAAGATGACCAAGTCCAAGAAGGAAATAATACAAAGTCTAGCAACAAAATATAATTTACCTTTACAAAAAGTAGAAGACATTGTTAACATGCAATTTAAATATGTTTCTAAAATAATGGGGGTTGGAGATTTTGACTCTGTACGACTGCCATATTTTGGTAAGTTCTCTTCTAAAAAAGAAAGAAGAGATATAATAACAAAAAAGAAGAATGAATCTGATAGAAATAGTAAATAACGTAGCAATACCATCACCTTACACTCTTACTATACTAGAGTTTAAGGAGCTAGACACAAAAGAACTAGCATATGTATTTTTTATGTGTGATCACAAATCACCATTTGCTGTATACGGTATTGAGCAGAGACATGAAGAAGTTAAACTAAGTATATATGGTAAAAGTAAATGGACTGCCTCATCTAAAGTAAATACGGCTTGTGATAAATACAGAAAGTTAAAAGAAACGTCTGCAGTAAAGTTATTAAAAGCAGCAAGACACTCTATAGTTAAACTAGAAAGGTATTTTGACACTGTAGATTTAACTTTACTAGATGATAATGGTAAACCTATTTATCATGCAAAAGATTTAGTTGCAAACCTATCTAAGATGGGGGATGTAGTGGATGGTTTGATAAAATTAGAGGATCAAGTTAAAAAACAAGAGCAAGTCAACACAAATGCGAGAGGTGGGGTTGTGGTTAACAAATATAGTTCGTAAATTAGGAGCATGGATTTTTTAGATGATTTAGAAGCATACAATAGCTCAATGGACAATGCATATAACTTTATAACTAAGAAGATAACTCTTGATGATATATATGAAGCGGCAGAAAATGATGGAGAACTAATAGAATTTTATTTACCATTTGATCCTATTCAAGCAGACGGTAGAGATGAAGCTACAATAGAATTATTAATATCACATTTTATAGAAATAGAAGAATACGAAAAATGTCAGGAGTTAGTAAACATAAAGAAGAAATTTTTAAAGGCACCGAAGGGTTAACGCCTGCAGCTGCTCTATATTTAGAAAACGGTTACTACACAAACGCTTTACCTGGTACAAAAACGTATTATGATTACTGGGATGAAGAAAGAAAACGTTGTGTATATGGGTTTACCCATAAAGATATTACAATAACAGGTAATCATTACTTTTATCTTAATTATTGTCCTATTGACAGGTCTGTCGATGAGGAATTACCAGATGGTACTATTATAGCTCGTAGAGAGCGTACATTTCCTGCGTTTTATGACGGAGATTGGAAATACTTTACTGCAATTGATAATTGTAGGAAAACAAACAAGCATATGACTGTGCTTAAATCACGTCGTAAAGGATATTCTTATAAAGCTGCAGCAATGCTTGCTAGAAACTACTTTCACATACGTAATAGTAAGAACTATGTATTTGCAGGACAAAAAGAATATTTAATTGGTGATGGTTTATTATCTAAAGCTTGGGAGATACTTTCTTTTGTAGATGATAATACTGCATGGACACAACCTAGAATTACAGACAGAGAGATGAACAAAATGTCTGGATATAAGAAGAATGTAAACGGAGCACTAGTACAATTAGGAATGAAATCCCAGATAATGGGAGTATCACTAAAAGATGACCCAGATAAAGTAAGGGGTAAGGCAGGAGAGCTTATATTCTTTGAAGAAGCAGGTTCATTTCCAGGATTATTAAAAGCTTGGGAAGTTGCAATGCCTACAATGCGTCAAGGTAATAAAACATTAGGAACAATGGTAGCTTTTGGTACAGGTGGTACAAAAGGTGCAGATTTTTCAGGTATGGAAGAGTTATTCTACAACCCTGAAGCATATGATTGTTTATCTTTTGAAAATGTATGGGACGACGGGGCTAGAGGTACTACATGTGGTCATTTTGTTCCTATATATGAAAACTTAGAAGGATTTATAGACGAAGATGGCAACTCTGATGCACAGCTAGCTATAGAGTTTGAACAAAGTAACAGAAACAAGAAGAAAGGTACTAATGATCCAAAAGCATTTGATCAATATATAGCTGAACACCCAATGTGCCCGGCTGAAGCTACATTACAAGTGTCAGGTAACTTATTTGATATAGGATCACTACAAGAACAGTATAATAAGGTAAAAGCTAACAAGTTACACACTATTGGTACAGCAGGTAAGCTTTATTATGGTAAAAGTAATCTTATAAAGTTTGAACCAGATGGAGATGCTAGACCTATTCTACGTTATCCTCATCGTAAGGAAGATAATCTTGCAGGAGCCATTGTTCTTTATGAAGGCCCTTACAAAAACCGGGAGGGACAAACTCCGCATAACCTATATATAATTTGCCATGACCCGTATGGACAAAACCAATCAGCAGACTCCAGCTCTTTGGGTGCTGCGTATGTGATAAAGAGAGTAAATAATATATCAAAACCTGATGATTTAATTGTTGCTAGTTATGTAGGTAGGCCACACACTCAAGACGAATATAACAAAAATCTGTTTATGTTAGCTGATTATTTTAATGCTAAGATAGGATTTGAGAACGATAGGGGTGCTGTAATACAATATGCAAAGCAGCATAGGAAATTACATAAGCTTCAAGAAGAATTTGAGATGTTAGACAAGAAAGACCTAAGATCTAAGACTGTAAAACGTCAATATGGTATGCATACTACAGAAGCTAGGAAGAGGCAAGGAGAATTATACATACGAGATTGGTTAAATGCAGTAAGATCTGTAGAAGAAGATGGAAAAACTATACTAAACCTACATAAAATTTACGATCTTGCACTTTTACAAGAACTTATAAAATTTAATACTAAAGGTAACTTTGACCGGGTTATGGCATTGATGATTGGTATGTATCATACTAGAGAATTGTACAATGCAGAGGTTAAAGAAATACTAGAAGATAATGCAAGTAATGATTGGTTTAATCAGAACTATTATTAATGCTATATATATAAAGAAAGCTTAAAAATATATACACGTCTTGAAAACGTGTAAAGAAAACACTAATTTTGTAACATATGTATCTAGGAGGAGAAAAAATACCGCAGCAAAAACTGCCGTTATCAAAAAAAAATAAAAAGTGGCGCGAAGCTTGCGTTGAAGCTTTTATTGATTTATCTAATCAAGGAGTTTCTAAAAGGAGAGATTACATAAAAAGCTTATATGACTACTACAATGGTGTAATTGAGAAGGATGACTATCGTTACGTGACTGATCCTTATGGAAAGAGTCGTAATAATTTCCCCTCTAAAATGCGTAACTATCCTATTATCAAACCTATAATTGATCTTCTTCTAGGTGAAAAGTCAAAACGACCCCTCAATTACACTGTAGCAGTCTTAAATGAAGATGTAGTATCTGAAAAGGAAAAAGCTAAACAAGAATTACTTACTGCAAATTTACAACAGCAGTTTGCAAATAAAATGATTCAAATGGGCATTGCTCCAGAACAAATGGAAGAGCAAGGAGTTCAAATGCCTGAAGATTTATTAAAGTCTTTTGAAAGAAGTTACGTAGATAATAGAGCTATTATAGGTCAAAAATCTATGAACTATATTTTACAAGCAGAAGAGGTTTATGATAAAATACAAAAAGCTTGGTTTCATTATTTAATTTCTGGAGAAGCGTATACTGAAAGAGGTGTGCAAAATGGAGAGCCTTTCTATGATGTACTAAATCCTTTAGATGTAGATTATGATAAAGATCCAGATTTAGATTTTGTAGAAGATGGAGACTGGGCTTTAGTTCGTAAGTATGTGCATGTGTCTACAGTTGTAGATCATTATCATGACGTATTAACACCAGAACAGATTTTAGAATTAGAAGAGCCAAGACAGTCTGATATTGATTCTTATTTACTTTTTAAGAAAGCAGAAACGTCTAAAGATGAGAATGCTTACAGAAATAGATTATTAGAAGTTGTTAAAATATATTGGAAGTCTAGAAAGCGTATAGGATTTTTAACATACCTAGATCCTACAACAGGAGCTATGGAAGAAATGGAAGTTGATGAATCTTTTAAGATGACTGCTGACATGAGGGCTATGGGAGCTAAGATAGATTATACATGGGTAAATGAAGTTTGGGAAGGAACAAGAATTGACGGAAGAATGTATGTCAATATAAATCCTATGTCTAATCAGAGAGTTTCTATGAATAACCCATCTAAATGTAAGTTACCAATTAATGGTAGAAGATATTCAGATATAAACTCTACAAATATATCTTTAGTATCATTAGGTATACCTTATCAGCTTAACTACAACATTTACAAGTATAGATTAGAGTTAGCTATTGCTAGATCAAAAGATATTATTGCACAGTTTGATATTAACATGATTCCAAAGAAATGGGACATGGACAAGTTTATGTATTACGTTGAAGGTACGGGTATTGCTTGGGTGGATTACAACAAAGAAGGAATACAATTGAACCCACAGCATCAATCCGTACTGGATATGTCTATTAAGACAATACAACAATACATTACATTATTAGATAGCATATTAAATGAATGGGAAAAACTATCTGGTGTAAATAGACAAAGACAAGGTAGTGTAGGTCAATACGAAGGTAAAGGTTCTACTCAACAAGCTATTGTACAGTCTTCTCACATTACAGAAGATATGTTTAGAAAGTTTGAGCATTTAGAGCAAAGAGATCTACAAGCTTTATTAGACTATTCAAAAGAAGCATGGCTTACAGGTAA